ATCATTTTTCTTCCATCTTTTGTTGTATAGTTTTCAGTTACAAAAGATTTGGGATCAGCCTCAAAAATCCAACCAGACCATTTATCTTTATTTCTTGGAGGAGGAACACTTACAAAATAAAGAACGTCAACAGATCGACATTTTCTAAGTTGATTTGGCTTGAATGTAAATGAGTTTTTCATAACAAAAGGAACTTGAGTTTTCACTTCAACAGTTTTATCTTCAACAATCAAGTCTTTTTCAGAATCAAACTTGTTAATTGAAGTTTTAATTCTGTATCCAGCTTCACTCAACATATTGATAACGATTTTTTCTCCAGTCAAACCTAACTCTTGCATCATTTCATCTCTAGTCATAATTTTATTCCTTAAAAGAACAATCAACCATGATTTCGGTCAGACATGCAATAGTATTAATTTCGTGATCTGCAACAAATGCAGCTTGATATTGATACTTAGCAAGAATCAAAACTAATTGAGGAACAGTACTAGGTTTCAATAATTCATACAATGAATCATATAGTTTACGATAAATCTTAACTGGATCATTGTCTAAATTGTTTGTAACCCACTTTCTACAAGATGCAAAATCTTTATCTTTAAGTGCTTTAGTCAAAACATCAATTTGAATATCTGCAATACTACCAAGAATACCAGCATCAACCAATGAACCAGATACACAGTATCGTTGAAGTTCATTTAGAACTCTACGATTATCAGGAAAGTGCTTAGTGATAACTGCGGCAATAATATTTTTATCATATGGAATATTTTCTTGTGTAAGAATAAATTCAACACGCTTGAAAAATTGTGCTGCTAGTTTTTGTTTTGCACCATTAATCTTAAAATCAATTACCGTGCATCGAGAATGAATTGGATCAATAATTCGATTCTTATAATTGCAAGTAAAGATGAAAGAACAATTTGAAGCGAACTCTTCAATTGCACCACGCAGGGCTGGTTGCGTTGAATTAGGATTTAGATAGTCTGCCTCATCTATGATGACAACCTTTCTGCCTCCCGTCAGGGACACGGACGAAGCATAGTTTTTGATCTTATTTCTAAGGACGTCGATGCCAGATTCATCGGAACCATTAATAATAATGAAATCGCAACCAACTTCATTACATAAGGCTTTTGCAATAGTAGTCTTGCCAACGCCAGCAGGACCAGAAAGTAGAAGATTGGGAATCTCTTTCTTGTTTACATACTCAAGAAAAGTAGTTTTAATTGAATCAGGAAGAATGCAATCTTCAACTTTCTTTGGACGATATTTTTCTACCCATAAAATATGATCGTTCATTCAAAATCTCCATAATGTAAAAAATAAAATCAACCAATTACGGTTTCTTTTGCTTCAAATGCAATCCAATACTCAATAGCTTCTTTAACATTTTTAAAGTGTGCAATACCTTTAAATGAAATCGATACATCATATGAACCAGGAATCAATTTAATATTTTCAGTTTTGAAAACAATTTTATATGATTTGTCATCTGTACCAACTTGAATTGAGTTTGTATGTGCAGAATCATCATTTGCATCAAATGCCATAATTTCAATTTCTTCACCTGAAGATTTAATTCCGATGTGTGGTGAAGAAAGAACACTTGCAGTTCGCATGATAGAATCATAATCATCAGCAGAAAGATTGAATGAACAATCAACTGACGGCAATGTCAATTCTTTTTCTGGTGGTGTTACGATCATTTCTTTTGCAGTCATTCGATACTTGACTCTATTTCGACCATTTTTGAAAATGATGTTAGATTCTTCAAAATCAATCTCAGCAGAATCTTTAAACAGAGAATGAACAGACAAAAATTGATTCAAATCATACACACAGAAGTCTCTAGGAAAACTATCTTTAAGAGTAGCTTGTGCGAGAACTGTTTTTCCACTAGAAATTGTTTTAAGTTTGCTTCCAGTCTTAAACTGAATTCCTTGATTAATTGATGAAAAGTTCTTCAATACAGTTAGTGTTTCATTAGAAAGTTTCATTTATTTCTCCATTATGTAAAATTTCATCTACTATACCTTTACCCATGTAAAAAGTCAAGATTTTAATTAAGTCTCGTTTCAAATCTTCTTTTGATCCAATATTATGTACGCGCTCGTCAATCATTGATGGTGAAATCCATCTCCATTCAGATTCATGTACGCCTGTTTCATACATTAATAGTTCAGATTCCATAGATCCTGAATTTGCAGCAATTGCAATATCATACCAATCAGGATTTTGATCTCGTTGAATTTCGATTAGTATACCATTATTATTTTTGATCCAATTCATTTCATTTTTAAATCTAACATCTGTAATGACGTAGTTTTTATTTTCTTCAATATTTTTTTCTAATCTACTAATCCAAATGTTAGGATCAAAAAGATCACGACCAACTTCTGTTCCTATTGTTTGAAGTGCCATTCTAGGAGTGAATTGATAACCAAATTTTTTAGACCAAAAAGAATCATATTCTTCACGAAATTTTCTTGATTCTTCTGTATCGCCTTCTAAAAGATGGCGAGGCCAACCAAACATAACTGATGCTGTATCTTTGACTGGTCCCGCAAAACTTTGCTTAACAAATCCAATTTCTTTTAGAATATCACCAGCAGTGCCTTTACCTGAGCCGATAAATCCTAAAAATCCTACAATCATTACATTTCTCCAACATAATTCGCAACAGCGGGCATATCACCCTGGAAATGATAAGTACCAATGTGTGCAGTACGCATCCATGGACACAACCAGATTTCACCACCCATATTGCGCCACCATTGACAGAACATATAATCTTCCGATAAATAACGCTCAGATACTTTATCGATTACGGTATCAAAATATGCATGAATATATCGAGATCCATCAAAGTGTGCTTGACCAACATGATCTGGTTTATATTTCAAATTTGGATATTTTTCTGCAAATTTCGGAAAAACTTCACGTTTAACCATCATAAAACCAGTTCCAATTTCTAGAACTTTCAATGGCTCACTAATTGAAAATTGTGCAGTACCTTTGACTGGATTAAAAACATAATCACCTGTAACTTTTTCAAGTTCACCTTCGGCAATATTAGGATTTTTCTCCATTGCACGTTTAACAGAACGCCATTTAATGGCTTTTTTAGGATATGGTGCACCGATAACATCTTTATCTAGAGCCAACAATGCGATAACATCTTTAGGATCAAAACTAATATCTGAGTCTAGAAAAAGAAGATGAGTGCAATCTGAACGATGCAAAAATTCATCAACAAGATAATTTCTTGCCCTTGTGATCAAGGATTCATTGAAGAGAAACGAGAATTTAATGTTAATTCCATATTGAAGTGCTACACCTTGAAGGTCAAGGCATGCTTTCATATAAAGTCCGTGATTCATACCACCATACATAGGTGTTGCAACAAATATACTTTTCTTTCTCAACTCATCAACATTTATTTTGATTTCCATTTTAACTCCATTTTTTATAAAAAAAAGAGGAGCATTACACTCCTCTAGTATTTTCTAGATTTTATTATCCTAGTGAATATCCTGCTTGTAGCGCAGTCTTGACAAGTGCTTTAGTTGGAGTGCCTAACCGATAAAAGTTAATTTTACGTCCATCTTTCAAAGTTTTTGTATTTGTGTAGATGCAATGTCCTTCTTGGCGAAGTTCATTGATTCGTGCATATACGTTCTTAATGCCAAAACGTTTTTGTGCTTGTTTTACAGTAAATGTGTTATAACCATCTTTCTGTTTAAGGACTGCAAGCATACGATCTTTAACATTCATTTTTTCCATAACTTTTCTCCATTATCAATTCAAAAAAAAATTCTCTTTCGAGAGACTCAATCATACTACTATATATGTAACTTGTCAAGTGTTTTTTGCAGAAAAACTACTGTTTTCCAAAATTTTTTACCAGTCTCATACCATAGTTGTTGTTACCTTCTGGTAACACAACACCAGGCTTCATTTTCAATTCATTTTTCTTGAAAACCGAATAATCAACATAGTGGTGCCAACGGCCATATTTCTTGACCATGACTGCAACGTCAGGATGAAGATCGACTAGCATTTGAGATTTGTTTTTAGTTCCTTCTGGATTAAGTCTGCCATCTCTCCAGTCTTCTTTAGACATATTACCTTCTTTGTGATAGAACTCCTCTGTATTACCACCTTTAACTGTTTGGGTTGCTGCTTTACCTTGTAAGAAAGCGTTGAATTGAATTGTGCAGTCACCATCTTTTAGAACTCTTAGACAAATATCAGTATCTTCATTGTAACGACCACGCCAACGATGTTTACAGTTGTTTGATATTAGAAGAGTAGAATAGATACGAGTGTTTTTAACATATGGTGGATAGAAACTATTTGGAGCAATAAAGAATCGATATTGAAATCCAGAAATAGGAACATTCTCATATCTATCTACAAAGTCTTCGGCTGCTTTAAAAATTGCACCAGACTCTACGCGAATACGTTTGTTTTTATGAAGCCGATAAAAATCGGTGATATTATCATCTAATACCCAATGTTTCTCTGCACCAATTGATATCGCATGATCCCAACACCAATTTCTTGCTCTACCTGGACCATCTCCATGATTTGAAAATGGTGCAATCAATAATGTAACGTAATCTCTAAGATTAAAATTATCAAGTGCTTTTTCATAATCTTCTCGTTCTTGTGGTTCAATCGTAATATAATGAGGCACTTTCATTCTAGTCAAAGATTTTGACGTTATCATGCTTTCATAACGACCCTTCGATATGATATAAACAGGATGAACAGGATTTGTCATTCTTCAATCCACCTCAACAAAGAATTTTCTTCTCGATCTAGTTTTGGATACCAAATACTTTTTGTTTTCTCCGACAAGTTTTGATTAATTAATTTAGCAAATTCTTCATAATCTTCTTTGTTTCTAAAATTTAGGTAAATCTGTTTGTATGGTGGGTTCTTTTCTTGTTCATACTCAGGCATTCCTTTCCAGTGTTTCTTCCAGTCTGGAGTACTTGTGGTAGGATCAGGAATTTCACCCAGCAAATCTTCAAGTGATATTGCTTGTGTGGTATCTTTTACACCAATACAATTTTCATATTGAGTGCTTTCTTCAACTTTCATATCAAATTTCCTTAAGATTTTCTTTAAGTTTTCTCATAATTTTTTTCTGTTTGCTCAACGCCATCTTGAGGGCTACAGTGCGTATTCTCTTAGTATACACGATTCCGTTCATGTGGTCAAGTTCGTGCTGAAAACAGCGGGCAGACAAGCCGAAAAGTTTTGTGGTTCTTTTTACGCCATTAAAATCATCGTATTCAACTTCGATTGATTCTGGCCTTTTAATGTTTAAACCTAATGCAGGAAAAGACAAACAACCTTCTACCATGTCAACTTCTTTTTCAGATTGAGATATGATTTTTGGATTAAAAAAAGCTACGAATTCTTCACCAGAACCCATCACAAAAACTCGATGCTTAAAGCCACATTGATTTGCAGAAAGACCTAAACCATTTAATTTTTTGCAAGTTTCAACTAAGCTAGATGCAAATGCATTTGGATTTACCGGAGGATTATCAAAATCAAATTCAGGTAAAACTTCTTTTAATATTGGATCTTGACTACTTACCAAATTAAAAATTGGAACGCTAACTTTTTTCTCAGACTCTAACCCATAGTTTGGTTTTGTAGTATCAAAAATTAATGTTTCACTCATTTCACCACCTCAGAAAAATTGTTTTTCTTTTGAAATTTAATTACACTTCTAAATTTATCAAATAGCTGATCACTTTTATGGCTGATGACAAAAACATTAGTTTCTGTACCTAACTCATTCATCAATTTTAAAAATTCTTCAGTTCCAACAGAATCTAAACTTGAGTCGAAAACTTCGTCAAGAATTAAAAGATTTGTGTTTGTTGAATTTTTCATTTTAGCAATTTGGCGCCATGTAAACAATAGCGCCAAATCGATTCGCATTTTTTCACCTTCAGAAAAATTGTCATAACTAAACTCATCTCTATGTCTAGACTTAATCGTTTCTTCAAAATTTTCATTTATATTAAAATTAACAAAAAAGTCCATTGCCGTCAAATATTTATTAATCAATTTATTCATTATTGGTAAATATTGCTTAATAATTTTTGTTTTGATACCAGTATCTTTCAACATTGATGCCGCGTATTCATAATACTGTTTTTCTATTAAAAGCTCGTTTTGTTGTTCAACTAATGTATCGAATTGTTCTTTTAAACTTTTCAGTTTTTCGTTGTCCTCTTCTAAATTATCTTTTTTGGATTCTAGTTCTTTTATTTGTTTTTTTAGTTTATTAATAAAATCATTAAGTGCTTTGATAGTAGTATTCTTTTTAATAATTTCATTATTTTCAGAATAAATTTTTGTATTAATACTTTGTATTTCAGTTAATCTTCCGTCGAGTTTACCAATTTCCTCCTTAATTTGTTCAAGGCCTTTTTGTTGAGTATCGATTTTTTTCTCGATTTCAGAGATTTGATTATTTCTGAATTCGTCGGCAATTCCTTGTTTACAGGTTGGACAACTGTCGTTTTTTTCATAAAAAGAAATCTCCTTTTTATTTTTCTTGATGTTATCATCAACTTTAGATTCGAGTTGATTCAATTTATTAATCTTTTTTTCTGTTGATAACTTATCTTCTATTGTTGCCAATAAATTATTAACATTCTCTTGTATTGTTTCTATTTCATTTTGAAGGTCACTAATATTCTTTTCACTTTCTAAAATTTCTTCTCTTTTCTTCTCGATTTCATTTTCATTGTGCTTTTTGTGTTCTTCTATATTTTGTTTTTGTAATTCAATTTTTTCTTCAGTAATATCCAAATCATACTTATTTTTAGATATATCTTCTTTTAATTTGGTAGATTTCTCTTTTACCAAATTATTCATCGATGAGAATATTTGTATATCCAATAAGTCTTCAATAATAGTTCTTCTGTCAGCAGGTGACAGTTGCATAAAAGGTACAAATGAAGCTGAACCTAGTATGACTACTTGAGTGAAAGATTTATAGTTTAATTTAAGAATTAATTTTTCTAAATGATCTTGATAATCTTTAGCTTTAGAATCTTGATTCAATAATTCATTATTACAATATATTTCAAATATTGTTGGCTTTATACCTCGAATAACTTTATATTCTTTTTTACCAATAGAGAATTCAACTTCCACAACACCATGTGATTGATTTATTGAATTTAATAGATTTGGTTTATTAATTTTACGAAATGGTTTTCCAAATAAACCAAAACACAAAGCGTCAAGAATTGTTGATTTTCCTGCGCCATTGTTACCGATGATAAGTGTATTCTGTGATCTACAGAGATCAATTTCTGTAAATACATTACCAGTAGAAAGTATGTTTTTCCACTTTATTTTTTTAAATTTTATCATACTTCTTCTTGATTAATCGCATCAACATATAAACGCCTCATAACAGTTTTTAATTTTGCAGTGTCAACGCTATCATTTTCTATACCGTCAATGTATTTGTAAATTATTGATAGTGTATCTTCTGCTTGATCAATATCATCAGTTACATCACTCTCTAAACTTTCAGTAAAATCTTCAACAATGTTGATATCAATTGGTCCAACATTATACAAATTGTTTAAAAATTTGTCAAATAAAAACGGATTTGTCTTATTTTCAACTACAACTTTAACATATGTATTTGTATATAATGATAAATTTTTATTGACAATATCATAATCACTTTGTTCTTTATCATTATAGTATATTTTATGAAACATACTATTTGGATTTTTATAAAATTTTAATTCGTTTGTGTGTAAATCAAACAAATGAAATCCTCTATCGTCTTTGTAATCAATCCAAGTAAGTTCGTAAGGATTTCCCAAATAGTGGATATTACCTTGACTTGATCTGTGATGGTAATGACCAGAAAAAACAATGTCAAAATTTTTAAATAAAGATCGATTCAATCCTTCTTCACACACCGCACCTAAATGCATAACAAAACCTTCAATTTCAAAATGACCCATACATATTTTAGCTTGTGTATTTTCAATTTCATTAATTGAATGTTCATAGTTTTCAGCACAAATCCAAGGTACCATACAAATATCAACGCCATCAACAGTTATTGTTTTTGCGTTATAAATTGCGTTTATGTTTGTATATTCTTTAAGAAGTAAATCTACAGAATTTACATCATTAGTATTTTTAAAATATGTATCGTGATTACCAACAATCATGTGTACATCGATATTTTTTTCTGCTAACCTATCAAAAAACATTTCTTTTGTTCTTTTAAAAGAATAAAAATTAATGTATTTTCTTCTATCAAAGGTATCACCTAAAATCAGAACTGTTTTAATATTATTTGATTCTAGAATAGGAAAAAACGTTTGTGAATAAAACTTCTCGTAATAATCCAAAAAATGAAGCGAATCATTTCTTCCACCAAAATGTTGGTCGGTAATAATTGCTACTTGCATGATTACTCCATGAATTGTTCCAAACCTTTTGGTTTAGTGATTACTTTTTTAGTTTCTTTCTTTTTTTGCTGTACGATTTCAAAATTTTCTATAAATTCTGATATATTATCGTACAACTCAAACTGCTTCGTCGTTCCATTTTCTAGATCCAACATATCATACTCGTCAAGAATACCGTCTTGTTCCGTGGATTTATACTTGACGTACATGTACTTTTTCTCTTTCTGGATTCGACGCAGAAAAGCATAATACACTATCTGTGTGAAATATGCAAATGGATTTTTCGATTTTGTTGGATCAAAATTATCGAAATACATTAAACAATTTTCTATTCCATCTGATATCATCTCATCACGATACGTATAGTTAATGAAGTTCGGTTTGTGTGATAAACCTTCTGCTATTTTCATAAAGCACTCGCCAATATAATTTGGAATAGAAGGTCCAGGTTTATTTTCTTTTTTTGCAATCTCACACAACTCTTTATAGTTAACGAGTGCTTTTAAAAAATCTTCATTGTTTATATAATGTTTTTGTTTTGACATAAAATTTACCATAAAAAAAGTTGTTGACAAAATGCTTGACAAGGTGTACATTCCTCTATGTCAAGGTTGAAAGATAATTATTAATGTAATATTTGATTCTCTTCTCTTGTTAGTTTTTCGAATTCTTCAGTAGTATCATCTTCAGAAGATTCTTTGAAATCTACTTCATTGTTCAATGCTTCCAGCTTGTTTTTTATTTCAATCGTAAATTTGATATAATAATCGATAAAAAACTTGTTTGGTTTCAAAATACAAACAATTTTATTTGGATTGATTGTTGCTTCATTCAACTCAAGTAATCTAGCAGGTAGCCATTCACGAAGAATTATTCCTGAATATTTACCCTCTGTGTGTACGATTATTTGCATAGGGGTAATAATATAAAATGCACCATCTTCAAGCTGAGTTACAAAACCAATAATGTCTGTATTATCTTGAAGTTTTAATATTCGAATGTTATTCATTTTTAAGTCCTATTTTGTAGACTTTAAATGGAAATTTTTCTTCAGTGTATATTTTCACTCTTTCCACAAAGTGCCTAAGTGTATAATTCATTTGTTTTTTGTGGACAAGATCATCTGCAATATCATATAGTGTAGCAATCTCTTTACCTTCAACTTTTCTTAGTCCTCTACCTATACTTTGCAGATTTCTAACTCTAGATTTTGATGGTGAAGCAAATATAATATTATGTAGATTCTTAATATTTATTCCAGTACTAAAAGTACCGTATGAAGCTACGACTATTGCATTAGTTTCTTTTTCCATTATACTACGAATTTCTTCTCTGTCCTTAGTGTCTGTTCCACCAAACACAAAGAATACTTTTCTATCTGCAATTCGTTCCGAATTCTTAATCATATTATAAAGAAAAATACCGTGTTTGTCAACTAGTTGGAATAAAACTAATGTGTTTTTAGTCATGCTTATAGCTAAGTTTTTTATGAATTTATTTCTTGCTTGACATTCAACTAAGTATTGTATTTCTTCTTGATACGATTTGTCTGAAATGTATATACATTTTTCTTCTGGATGTTTCAATACAAGACATTTTATTTGAAATTGTGAAACTTTATTGGAATCCATTAGTTCTTTTGTTGAGATAACTTTTTTTACTGATCCAAATAAACCTTCAAGAACAAGTTTATGTGTTTTTGTACCATCAAGAGTACCTGTAAGACCAATTCTATATTTTGTGTTTACACAAGATGTTAATATTGTAGTAAGAGATTGTGCTTTAAATAGATGAGCTTCATCACCTATTACATATTGAAATTGTTCAAAATATTCTTTCGGTAATTGATATACTGATTGCCAAGTTGTTATTATTAGTTTTTTATCTGTGTGTTTATCTTTACCTTGATAAATTCTATGAACATTTTCTTCAACAGAAAATCCGTTATGACTTGAATAGTCTGCAAAATCAGAGTATAGTTGCTCAACTAAAGATGTTGTTGGAACAATAATCAAACCTTTCATGTTTTGATAAGTTTCAAATTGTCTAACAAGTAGATAAATTATTAGTGATTTGCCTGATGCCGTTGGTGATAATAACAACGCTCGTCTTCTCTGCATTGCATGTATGAAAGCATTCAGTTGATGTTCGTGGACTTGAATTGGTACATTCAAAGAACGGATATTCAACATTTCTGCGAATTTCTTCGCTTTGTATATACTAAATTCGTCTTCTATGTCTACTGAGTCATGGAATTCAATGGTGTAATTGCGCGAGTTTGCAAATTCTAAAACGTAGTTTATTAAGCCGTAATAAATTTGTGAAGTATTCATATTCCATAGACGAATTTTACCATCCCAAATTCTTTTACGAAATGCTGGAGTAAATTGATGACCAGGCACCATGAATGTGAAATAATCCGAAAGTTCTTGTGAGATGTGCTTCTCGCAATTTATTTTCAGATATACTTCATCTTTTTTATATACGACTAAATCAGTTTCCACCAATAAACCTTTCCCATGTTATAAAATCTTTCAATTGATAAGTTCTAGAATTTAATTCTTTCATAATAGATTCTATCATCACAACAACTTCTTCGTGATATATTTTCTTTTCTGTCAATTTAATTAAATCCGAATCTGCTTCTAAATACACGTTAATGTCAGATTTGAGAGTAAATTTGAATGGTTCCCAACCATACTCATCAAGTTGATTTTTTGATAGTTTACCCGTATAATACTCCCATTTTATCTTTCGCATTTTAATAAAATCTAAGTTAGCTTTCTTAGAAGCCATCTTATGCTTCACCAACATGGTGAGATATTTATTATGAAGTATTGGTATACGAATTAGTTCTTTTCCTGGTTCTGTTTGATCAATGACAGAATCTTTTTCCCAATTACTTAGTATTTGCTC